TTCTTCGCGTAGGTCATTGCTCATTGAAATGCTCCGGGTGAGGTACTTATAGGTATTGGTAAACAGTTCTAGCGATTACTTCTCGTCGAGCCTTCTTGTCATCGGACCCGTCCGTGAAATGCTTTGCACGTTGGGTCTCAGCAGCAGCCCACGTCTCTTTAAAGTCATCCGCATACGCCAAGTTGTTCTCCTTCATGTACTTGGCTCTCTTGGTACGACTTGATATGTCTGTCCCGTCTGTGGCACGCAAGTCCGATAGCGTCTCATCAGCCGCCAGCATCGGGGCTTCGATCACTCGCTCGGTCTTGACCAAGCACTCAGGGCAGTCAAAGTCACGATCATCGGAGTAAGCCTTGATGCTGCATACCCGATGAAAATGCTCACCGCACTCATTGCACTTGTAGCGATAAAAAGCCATCGTCTTACTCCACGCTCGGCTTCTGACCGCGCACACCAGCACCTCGCGCTGCGGGCAAGTTCGGGTTAGGCTGCTGCATCACTTTGTTCTGCGCTTGAATACGCGCCACCGCCATGTCGTGACGGTCCTTGACCACTTGGTGCATCATCTCTTGCTCAGATTTCTGCGCCTCGGCGTTCATTTTCTGCTCGGCCATGGCTTGGTCGATCTGCATCTTCTGCTGGGCCTGAGCGCCTTGCATCTGCAACTTCTGTTGTGCCTCTGCGTGCTTCATCTGCATCTCGGCCTGCGGGTCCTCGCCTGCCAACTGTTGCGTCTCCGCGACCAACTTCTGAGCCTTGGCTTGACGCTCCATGGTCTGGGCCTTCGTGTTCTCGATCTCAGCCGTTTGCTCAGGTGATGGCTGTGGTGGTGCGGGCGGTTTACTCGCGGCCGCTATCGCGTGGTCCAGAATCGTCTCCACGTTATTCGCGCCCTTCACACCCGCCAACAACGCCTGCATCATCTGCAAGACAAAGGGAGCAGCGCCTGGTACGCCTTGGATCACCGGAGTCATCTGCGCGATGAAGTTACCCATTGCGTTTAGCAAGTCGGCACTATCCTCTTTCTTCTGTGCCCAATCGACTGCGGCCATCGTGTCGGCATCGACATTGACCCGATACTGATCCATGCCCATATGTGCAATCACTTGTAGCGCGGCGGGGACGTGCTCCTTGTCTGCCGTGTACTCAATGTTGGACATTTTGACGATCGTCTCAGCCTGAAAGTGTGTGGCAATAATCTCAGCCTTGATGCGTAGAGCATGGCGCACCCAGCGTGCTAACTCAAACTGGTAGTACTGCAAGCGAGTCGAGCCAAATTGCGCCTTGATCTGTTGGGCAGTCGCGGTCTCACTCGCCTTGCTTGAGCCGCGCATAATGTCGCTAATTCCCAACACTTCATAAATCTGCTGGGTCTTGTCACCGCGCTGCATGCGAAGGTACTCAATAGCCTTGGCAATCATCTCAATGGGCACAAACTCGATCTGACCCTTGATGCCGCCCTTCTCTGCGAACATGGCCCAGTTGTCCACCGGAATCAATCTGTTCTCAATGCCCTCGGTGAATAGCTTCTGCACACCCTCGGCACTCTTGTCGTACACGCCGGTCACCTTACAGGCTTGGGTCAGGTACTTGATGCGGGTATTCAGAATATCCAACTCATCGAACTGGTCTTGCGCAAAGATGTACAGCGAACGCGGCATGAAATTTGATGTGGTCGCATTCATCATCGCGGGCTTGGGGCACGGGAAAAAGTCATCCAACCCAAGCGGGTCATCTTTCACATCCAAGACCACATCCACGCCTCTGGAGTACCAATAAACCTTCTTATCGTCTTTGCTCCAAATCTCAAACACTTCGGCGCGGTCCCATGGCTCATTCTGGGGCGTGTTTTGGTTGTCAGTTGTCTTCTTGGCCGGCTTCTTGGCGTAATTAAGTTGGGCAGCAATGATCTTGCCGAACCGCTTTTCAGCCTTGTCCTTGGTCAGGTAGCTGCGCCGACCCACCCAACGCACCTCTTCCCATATACGGGCGGGTGAGAAGAAAAAGTCTTGCCAGAACACATAGTCCGTCTCAACTTCTTCGGTCTTGATCACCTCAAACTCTTGCTCAGGCGACATTTCCTCGCCCGTCATCGGGTGCAATATCGCAGGGACCATCTGGCGTTCAGTCTCTACCTCATACCTGAACCAAACCTGACCCATGCCGACTGTTAGCCAGTCAAAAATACCGTTTCTAAGCGCCGCATCAAAGTCTGAGCCGTCTTCCTCAAGCCCTGAGTTGAGAATGCGCTCGAGCATGGTGGCAGCTACCCTCGCCCCATCATCCTGGGCATCGTAATTCGATCTGCTCACGTCAGCCTTGGGCGGTCTAGCATACAAACTTGCCTTCATCGTCTCAATGGTTGACCAGTACAGGTTCACACGGCTCTCGCCCTCTTCAAACCCGTCACGCTGATCCAAATACCGGCGTGTCACCTTGCGGCTGTCCTCATGCCACTTGAGCAATTCTTTGCCCGAAGCCTCAATCTCTTTATTCCACCTGATCGCAAGCCCCGCTGGGCTGTTGTCATCAGGCTGCTCTAGTCCGTCATTAAATTGACCCATGATTTATCCTATCCTTGTGCTTTGTTTCGGCGCTGTGTCCCAAATGTCATCGAGACAAAACTGATAATTGATTTGTTCGGCAGGGGCAACATCGATCACCGTCTGGGCAACCTCGCGCTGCTTTCTTGTCTTGAGTTTCTTTGCCACAATCGCAAAATATCTAAAGGAATCACTCGCGTGGCTGTGTTGGTCATGCTTGGGTTTAAGACGAAATACTCCCGCCTTCTCATCCCACTCGCGGCAATAGCCACGGATGTGCTCCAAGCCCTCATAGGTCGCCGTCTCCTGAAACCAACACATCGGAATCACTTGCCGTGCCGCCTCAATACCGTCTTGCAAACTCATGTCAGGCACCAGCTGCGGCCTGATCCCCGCTTGCAAGAACGCTTCAACCATCGACCTACCGGTTTGCAGACTCTTGGCCTTCGCATCGTGCGGCAACCACACATCCGCAACCTTGTACGGCAGCGCCTGTATCCACTCTATGTAATGACTGATCGGCTGGCTGTTGGCTTCGTAAAAGTCAATCAGCCGGTAACCCTCTGATGTTGTCTGCCACACCCACCAGGAGCAACTGTCCGTGAACCCCAAGTCGGCAACAACCTCAACTGGCAAATCCTTGTCGATGGGAAAGTTCTGAACCTGTCCCGCATCAAACAGTTTGCCAAGTTCTTTCGCCCAGATCGCTCCTGGTATCGAAGCATCAAAGCTGCACTCAAACTCGCGAAGGTAGGCATCCTCCGTCATCTGCGCCCTCGCATCCCTCAACTCCTCTGGATGCAACAACCCTGACGTACTCGCCTTAACTTCCAAAAATACATGCGTCTCAGGATTAAGCCTCGCCTCTTCACGCATATTCCAAAAGAAATTTTTCCCCTTCGGAGTCCCGCAGAACACGGCCCAACCGCGCCGATCAGCCAAAGCAGGCCTCAAGACGGCGTACCAAACCGATGGACGCATATCGCCCACCTCATCCAATACCACACCGTCAAAATACAAACCGCGCATCGAGTCAGGGTTGTCAGCACCGCCCACAAATATCTTCGCTACCCCGCCGCGACTCTGCACGCTAATCGTTAACTCGCTCTCATTAGGTTTTCCAACCCAAAACTCTCGCGTCAACTCTTTAAGGTACGTCCACGCCACTCGCTTGGCTTGCTCTCGAAACGGAGCAAGGTATGCAAACTGAGGGTTCTCCAACTCAGTCTCCAACGCACCCAGCACCAACTCCACACACGCCGAAACCGTCTTACCCGCCCGCCGATGACAGACCAACACCACCCACCGCTTACTACGGTTGTGCAGCGTCTCACCAAATAATCGCGGCTTGTATTCGCTTAACTTCATGCTTCCCTACGGGTAAGTCATCCATGCAAAAAAACTCCGCAAATTCTAAAAAAAAATTCGGGAGTCCGCTAAATCTCATCATTACCTACGGGGATGTTAATGCCCACCACGCTTCTGAACAACACGCCTGGCATCGATCGGGGATTCGTCCGCTAAGAGTCCGCTAAGAGTCCGCTAAGAGATGGCGATGGGAGGTAGGGGGGAAAAATAAAAAAAATTGAAAAGGTAGGGGGATGGGGGCTGTGCCAGAACCAGCCACCCCCCCAGTCGGGCCTGAACACCCCTCCCATCCAGTATTTATGCGGGTTTCAAGCCCTTTGTGTGCCAGAATGCCGATGAATACTAGCGATCCTCTGAGATGCCCGTAAACAGGGGCTTTCAAGCCTTCGATCCCTCTACCCCATCCCCGCCATCTGATAATTCGGATTTGGAATCCGAAGGTGTATAGGTGTAAGGCTCTGATTCTATTGGGGAAATATCGATTATGGCATTGTGGTGTGGCAATAGTGATTCAATCCCTTTGCTGATATTCCGTGATTGAAGCCACGGCAAATCGATTTTCAGGTTTTCCCCATCGGCATCGGTTAATGCCAAGCGATCCCCGTATATTTTGGGTAAAACCTTCGCGAGAATAAATTTGCGCGTGTCTATTCTAAGCCTAGCTCTGTTCACACTAGCCATATCAAATCTCACTTTCCCATCCCCTCCCACAATCCTATCCCTACTCACATCATCGGCAATCGCGATAATTTCATGCGCCATCATTTCGGCTTGAATCCTGCGGGCATCCATATAGCGATCCCTGTAATCCTTCACGGACAACCATTTAGCGAAATTACGCGGATTGATGCCTTCCCTCTTGAGGGCGGTAGCAAGCGAATCCCCCTCTGAGATAGCGGTAAGTATTCGATCCGC